CCGTCGCTGTCGGCGTCAACTGCGCTGACCTCGTTCGCACCGTTGCGGACCCGCACCGTGACCGTCGGACTAGATCCAACCGATACAGAGCCGAGGCTCAATAGCCCCTCGCTATACGTCTCGCCAGCAATCACGAGGCTTCCCGGCCCCTCGCACAGAAGTAACGGGGTCGCGAAGGCGATGCGAACGGCGTGACGGGCCTGGTATGAGGGCGCGGTGGCGGCAGCAACTACGCCGGTCGGGAGTGAGGTGTCCCTCATGCCCACCCCTGGACGCGGTTGCTGGCGTTCGATGCGGCCGCTCCGAGTTCGCCGATTGCGGCGACGGCGGCGGCGGCAGCGGCACCGATCACCGCGGCGAATCCGTCCGCGGCAGCGGATGCCTGGTCAAGCGAGCCTCCCAAGCCGCCGGCCGAGTCGCTGGTGCCGTCGAGGGCGGCGGTGAGGTTCGCGTTTGCCGTGGTTTCGGTGATGAGTGCCGCCTGGATCGCGGAGACGGCATCGGAGAGCACCTTATTCTGAGCAATAACGTTGTCCGCGAAGCCCTTAAGCATTGAGTCGGCAAGCGTTTGCGTGTCCTTGGAGAACTGTTCTACCCACGTTTGCGTTCCCTCACCCGAGAACCCGACACCCTGATAGTTCATCGCGTACAGCGATTGCATCCATCCCTGCATCTGAGCAATAAGTGCCGTCACCTGCTCCGGGGAGGTGGTGCTCTTTAGCTGTTCCTGCGCGTTCGTGAGGTTGCTGAGGTAGTATTGGGCAGCCGCATCTGGACCCGCCGCAACGGCCTTCTGTTCGTCCCAGGTCTGCTGCATCGACTTGAACGAGGCGTCCACGTTCTGCTGCGCCTGGAGGATCTCCTTCAGGTACGTGAGATTGTTGTTGTACTGGGTTTCGGCCAGGTCCGCGATCTGCCCGGCGCGGGCGACCTGCTCCTCGCTGGTGAGCGAGCCGATGTCGCCCGATAGGAGCGCGATATTGTCGAGGGTGTCCTTCACGCCCGCCAGCCAGTTGGCGTTGTCGCTGCGCATGAGTTCGTCGGAGAGGGTTTGGAAGGACTTGCCGAGGTTGGCCTGCAGGTCCGATAGGCGCACGACGGCGCTGATGTACGCCTGCAACGCCGCGAACGCCGTGGTGAAGTCGCCCGAGTTGACGGCCGCAATCTCTTGCGCGATACGCGAGTCGCTAACCCCGATACCCTGCATACCCGTCGTGATGGCGGGGGTGTAGGCCGCAAAGATGTCCTTGGGGAGCAGGTTGGAGAGGATGTTCTTGAACATCGCGTCGGAGTCGGCCGTCTTCCCGGTGAACGAGAAGCCGAGCGTGGGACTTACCATCGGCTGCTTCATGGTGTAGAGCAGATCGCGCATCGACTTTGAGGTCGTCTGCACCGTGTCGGCAAGCTGCAAAGTCATCTGTGCCTGCGTGTCGGCGCTGGGGCCGACGCCGCTGATGGAGGTCGAGCTGCCGCCGGTTCCCGCGTAGAGGTTGTAACCGAATGTCTTCGCCCCGGTCGCGGTGCCGAAGTAGCCCATAATTCCGCCGACGACACCCCCAACAACGGCACCCACGACGCCACCGACCATAAACCCCGACGCCGCACCGGAAATTGCCCCACCCACCGCTCCCTCTGTCTTATTTCCACCCTGCTGCGCGTTGGATGAAACGAGGCTTCCGAGCATCCCGCCCGCGGCCGCGTAGTTAAAAGACGTCTGCCCACTTACGGGATTCGTGTATTCCAGGCCACCAGCCTTGAGGATGCCCGTCAGCCCGCTCCCGACGTCATTCCCTTGAGAGTCCTTTCCGGTTAGGGTGGCGGAAAGCATATTCCCGAGCGAACGAGAGAAGACAGACGCCATGCCGTTCGTTACTGCGGCCCACGCATCCTGGAAGCTGCCACCCTTAAACACAGCCATGAAGCCGTCGGAAAACGCCTTCCCGAACTCCTTTGAAATGTCGCCTGCCGCCTTATCCATAGTGTCTGCCACACCGGCCATCTTGCCCCCAAGGCCGTCCGCAAAGCCGTTGACGATGCCCTGAGTGTTGCGGATCGCGTCACCGAATGTGGTGATGCCAACGAGAACGTCAGTCCCCGGATACGTCGCCATTTTCGGGAGTGTCTGAGTGATGTTCTCATCAACGTTGCGGATCTCGTCACCGAGGTCAGAGAAACCCTTGAGGATGTCCGTTCCCGTGAGCGTCTGCATTGCCGGGAGCATCTCGCCATAGGCCTTATTCGTCTCGACAAGTGCCTTGTTGTACTCGGTGGTGGTAATGGTGTGATCTTTAACCGCCTTATTGAGCAGCGTGATGCGGTCGTTGTACTGCTTGGCCGCCGTGATCGTCGGGTCAAGCGTGGCGAGTAAGTCCTTCACGCTCTGTACGTAGTCTCTCTGCTTCTGGGCCGCGGCGCTCGTATCGTCGGCTACGTCTTTGTAAAACTGTGAAAGTCCCGAGGAGGAAAGACCCTTCACGGCGTTCGTCAACGCATCAAACTGCGCCTTGAGGTCGAGCGCGGGGGCCGCGACGCGAAGTTGCTCGTCCGAACCGCCGCCGAGCGACTGAAAGAACGCCTTAAGTGAAGACATCACACCCGCACCGCTTCCGGCCGTCTCGAAGAATGCCGAGAGTGCATTCTTCCATGTGTCGATAGCTACCGTTGCCTGCTGGACGGTGGTGGTTGTCTTCTCCGCCGCCCCGGAAAACGCCGGTAGCAGCGGCGACCCGAGTGATTCCATCAACTCCTTTGTCGCATTCGTTAGCTTGTTCCACGCACCAACAGCGCCGCCGCCGACGGTAACGGCCGCATTCTTATACTTCCCCTCAACTTGGTCGAGGATCAGGGTCATCGCGCCCATTTGGTCGCCGCTCTCGGCCATCGCTTTAATCTGTTCACGAACAGACTGAGTGAATGTGACCCCGGAGCGCGTCAGAGTCGCCAGCCCCGCAGCGGGGTTCTGTAGTGCGCGTCCGAGCTGTTCCAACGAAGAAGTAAGGTCACGACCCGTCACGGCCGACATATCCAGAGCGTCCTTCATCATCCGCTCAAACATCGGTCCCGTGACCTGTGAGAACGTCAGACCAAGCGCCTCGGCGCTCTTAATCGTGTCGCGCGAAACGCCACTCATGTCAGACAGCGACTGCGCGAGCTGGTCTAGGCGTTCCCTTGAAATCCCGGCCACACCCGCATTTGCGTTCCAAGTAGCCGAGAGCCTCGCATTGATGAGTTCCTCGTCGGCTGCCGCCTTACCAACAGCCTCCAGCCCCTTTCCGACCGCCGCGAGCGCCGCGCCCGCGAGCACCAGTGGGTTCGAAAACATGCTCGTCAACTTCGAGGTCATGCTCTCAATGGCAGACGAAAACCCGTTCGTGGCGGTCGTTGTTTCTGTGTACTTCTCTTTCACTGCATCAAGAGAAGACGTCATCTTGGTGGTTGCTTCCTGCCCCTTGTTATACTTTTCCCACAGCGCGTCCATTGCGGCCGCGGCGCGCTCCTTGATGATGTCCCCATTCTGGACCCCCGCGTCGAGGGTGGCCTGCGAGGCCGTGAGTCTGTCCATTGCCACGCGCAGCGGCTCGGCCTTGTCGAGAACCTTTTGCAGAGACCTTTCCTGTGTGTCCATACTCTTCTGAAGTTCGGTCCCGGACACACCAACAGATTCGAGGGCTTGCTTGATCTTATCGAGCGAGGCTACGCCGTCGGCCGTGTTGATATCGAACTGGAGGAGGATCTTCGCCACGTCAGTTACTCCCCGTAGGCACCTTCGGCTTCAAGTTCGGCGCGGAGTTCGTCCTCTGCGCCGCGTTTCGCCGGAGCGGCGTGGCGCTCAACGATAATTCCGCCGCACCTGCTGCACACCTTCGGCTTCCTCGTGGCGGTTTGACATTCGTCGCACAGCTTCCACGAGGCAAACTCTCGCGTGACCACACGCAAGCCGTCAACGAGATCATCGGGGATGCAGTCACGGTCATCGTCCCAGTACCCGGCCGATTTGAGAGGTTCGCGCGCGCCTGCCCAGTCGATGCCGAGGACACCGCCAAGCGGCGCCACGAGGATCTGATCCTCGACCAAGAGCCATGCCGAGAGAACCCACATCGACCGCGAGTCGAGGTCCCCCGGAAGCGGCTGACCGGCAAGCATGCATCGCGCGGCCTCCTCTAGCCTTTTCCCGAGGCGGCGACCTGTCCCTCACCGAGGGCGTCGGAGACCCGGATCATGGCCCAGAAGAGTTGAGGAAACGCCGCGACGTTCTCGGCGAGGTTCTCCGGGGTGAAGTCGAGCTCGGAGCCCCCGTCCGACGGCACGCCGCGCCACCCGAGGCAAATCTCCTCCGCGATGGCGAGTTGGATGGCCGGCTGATCCATTGACGGCTGCTCCGGCCGGCCGTGACAGAACGGGCACTTGGGGGCACTCTCACCGAGCGGGAGAACCCCAAGGCCGTTGCACTTCGGGCACATTCTGAAATCCTTCTGACGACGCCGACGGTCGGAGGCGTTCGAAGGCTTAATGAGGAACTCCCCTTGACACAGCGGCTGGTCCGCTGCGTCAAGGAGAGCGACGTATTTAGGTTCCGTTCTTGCTTGTCCTGCCCGCACCATCTGCAACATTGAAAACCTCCTTTGTTCTTGGGTTAGTACGAAGCCTTGTCGTTGGCAACGGCAAACACGGCGGCCGTGCCGTCCGCGTGGGTAGTATAGTAGGGGTTGATCGAGAACTGCTCGGTCACCATACCCGCGGCGGACTCATCGGTTGCGGCACTGCGCTCAAGCCGAACCTGTGACATGGTGATCTTGATGTAACGGGTTGCGTCACTTGGTTTCGGAGAGGTGAAGACAAGAACGTGGTCAGCTCCGTCGCAGTACCCGTTGATGATGTCCGTGGCGGGCCGCGATGCCTGAATCGTTCCGGTGATCGCGCACGCACCGGGGTCCATGGCGTCGGCGAAGAGGTTGCCGGTAATGCCGTCGCGGCGCTGCGTGGCGAACGTGAATGACAGGTCGAAACCGGTGATGAACGGTGCGGCTGTCGTAAAGCCGTCCACCGTGAGGGTGCAGTCGCGCGACGAGTGACGCGTGGCCGAGAGGACCGTCGGGGCCGCATCCAACCGCGTTCCGGCCCCACGGACGGGCGTCGCGCCAACGCCGGAGAATCCCCACGTGGTGAGCAACGGGCCACCACTCTTCTTCCACGAGAGGCTCATCGAGGTGAGAAGGGCGCCCTTGACCTGGTCGCTCTTGGTCTCGACGGAGTCCCAGCGCTCGATGACCGCAGACTTGAGAGCATTGGCGAGGACCTTGGATGTCCAGACGTAGGGTACTGCTGTCGAAGTGGTTGCCGAGTTGCCGAGCATCAGGTTCAGCATGAGGGGCATCGCATCGGCGCTGGTTACCAGCGCCAGACTGCCCGTCATGTCGATGATGTCCCGGATCGGCTGCGCCGGGTTAGGGTCGGGCCGGATTTCCGGCGTTTGGATGAGAGTCTGGACCGGATCGATTTTGAGCGTGCTGCGGCCGAGAACATACATCTTCGGCGTCGCCTGGCCCGCCCCGTAGGAGTCCTCGACCCCAACCGAGACTGCGATGTTTCGTCCGAGTCTGTCAGCCATTTCCTACTCCTCGTTGCGGATCTTCGCGGGCGCTACGGGTTCATCGACCTGGAACCCCTTACCCGCCAGGCTCCGCGCCTGGTCATCGGTCGCCGCAACCTCGCGCGCGACCCCCTTCGTGAACCACCCAAGATCAGCGATCTCGATGGTTGCGTCCCCGCCCATGTACGTGATGGTTCTCAGCGTTTTCTCCATGTCACCCCTCCCAGAAGTCGTTCTCGTAAATCGCGTAGTAGATCGAACCCGCCTGTGCATCGCGAGTCCAGACGTCCTCTTCCTTGAGTTCCATTTCTGACGCGCCAGTGCCCCCGGGAACGAATCCGGTCCGTGGCGCGAGTGTGTCCTGTAGCAGTTCGAACACCGCGTCGGCCCGGTCCTCACTGGTGGCGGTGCTAGAGGCGCGTGGAATCACGAAATAGACCTCCCACAACTCGCTCATGTTCTGAATCACGGCGCCCATTTCGACAGACGGGTCGAGCGACCGGACGCCCCGCGAGAGTGCGAAGGCAAGGTCAGCCGTCTGCGTGCCCTGCAGTAGGTTGGTGACCGGGTCGGCGAACACCGGCGAACCCGGGAAGGCGGCCCCGATCGCTACGGCGATGGCCTGTCGACGTTGTGCGCGGGTGCTCATGGCAGCCCCTCGGTGATGATCTTCTCGGCGTCCGTGATGATTGTGGAGACCCTCGCGTCAGACAGGCCGACGAACCGCCGGGCCGGGATCGCCTCGTTGACGTTCTTCCGCTGCCGGCTTTCCTTCCGGGTTCGGCCGCCGGGAAGGTTGCGGATGTAGGTCCGGCGCGCCTTGGCCTCGACGCCATAGAGATTAATCATTGCCTTGCGAATCGAGGTCGCCTGAACGTTGATGAACGCCGTCGCGCCGCCGGGGTTGACCTTGTAGCCGGCGGCGAGGTCGCCTTCAAGTTGCCCAGTGCGCACCAGAAGCGACCGATACCGCTTGTCGCGTAGCGAGGACTCGGCCGGAGGTGCCCAAGCGGCACCTGTCCGCGGGTCGCGCTTGGTCTGGAAGGCGCTGCGCGCCTCCTCGAGCATGGCGGCGGACGCCTCGGCGGCGATCTTCTCGGCCCCGGTCGATGTCAGCCGGGTACGCACCTCAGCGACCATTGCCTCGCCGGCGGCGAGATCCTGAATAACGCGCCAGTCGCCCATCACGCCACCACCGGCCAGCGGAACGACTCGATCTTGTCGAAGATGGCGTCGGGGGTCGGCGCCACGCCCTTGAACCCGCCCGTCCCGACGAACATACCGTCGCCGCGATGCACAAAGTGGTAGCGGACAAGCTCGCGGACAGCCAAGACCAGCGGCCCGGGGATCGCGCCATACAGGCCAGAGGCGACAGCCTCCCCCGCCTTCCCGGTGGCCGTGCTCTGAATCTTGACGCGGTAGTAGTCCTTCGTGGGCGCCGGAAGGGTAAAGTGGCTGGTGTTCCCGACGGAAACCCCCGCCAGCGCCCGCACCGCGACCTCATCGCTGTAATTGGCGAGGTTTGCGCCGTAGACCGCGAAGCTAACCGGATTGCCGGTCACGGTTTCGAAGCCGTAGCGCACGGGAAGGCCGGCCGTGGCGTCAACCTCAGAACCCGCGAGAACGGTAACCGTGTCAGTGGAAGTCTGCTGCACCGGCACGACCGGGGTCGCGTAGCCGGCGGTACACTCGACCTTGAGGCACGCCTCGGTACGCAGTGTGACGCCCCACGTGCACCCCGGCCTCAAGATGATCTTGCCGAATTCGCCAGCGATCACGAAGTAACTCATGGTCGGGACAACCGTATCGGCGCCGTTGATGTCAGTCGCCGTGATCTGCGTCACCGTGACAAGCGGGCGCAGCGGAATCTCAAGCTGGCCCTGGATCTGCCCGTAGAAACCCGGGAGCAGGACCGCAAGTTCTCCACCCGAGAGTAGCGGGTGCAAGCGGCGCGCGCCCCGCTGCACAATGTCGTCCCGGTCGTAGGTGACCACGAAACTGCCAACGACGAGGGCGCAGCCGGTGTACCGCTCAACCGCCTCGCGCTGTTCGGGCACGAGCTCGCGCACGAGTTCGCGGACATTGGCGTCAACCGCTCCGACCATATCGTCAACGCCGACAGACGCCCATGCCATGACGTCGTCGAGCATGACTGGCTCGACGACGGGTTGCGCGACGCGTGTCACGGTAATCATCCGACCGCCTCCTTCGCCGCCTTCGCTTCCTCGGCGGTACCGAATAGACTCATGGTGTCGCCGCGCCAAACGGTCGCGCCCCAGTGGTTCAGGTTGATGCGGGGATCGAGCCACACCTTCTCGCCCATTGCGCGCCAGCGCAGGCAAAAGCTGATGTCCTCCGACCAGTACGCCTTATCCTTGGCGTCCATAATCGGGTTGAACAGGCCGCAAATCGGATCGAACGGGGTATCGCTCTCGTAACTCAGCTCGGGGTACTTCGCCACCATCCGTAGGATTGCCTTGCGCGATATCAGTAGAAAACACGCACCCCCGTAGGCGACCTCGATGCAGCCGCAGTGCTGGCAGACCGGCGATTGTTCGCTGAGGAACCCGACGCCGTACTGCGGCTCACCCTCGACCTTCTTCCGGCCCACCGCCATCGCGACGTCGTGGTCGTCAAGAATCAGCCGCATCGCGTCCTCGGCCTTCCACTCCATGTCGGCGTCGATGAAAAACAAGTGCGAGAACTCCGGCCGCGAGAGGAACGCCGCGACCATGAAGTTGCGCCCCATCGGGAGCAGGCTCTGGCCGGACAGCCCGAGCAGGTCGTACCCGACGCCCGTGCGCTCCATCATCGACACGGTCTGCATCATCGAGACCATGTACTGGACGTTTACCTTGCCGTCGAGCGCGGGCGTGGCGAAGAGCACCTTTTCGATGCCGGCCGGAGTCTTGCTGGCTTGTTTCACGCGCGCCGCTTCATTCTGGCCTCGGCCTCTGCCGTGGCCGCGTCAGCGCGCTCGTCGTGGGTCTGCTGTGGCGCATCCGGAACGATGTAGCCACGATGCCCAGACACCAGCCCCAACGCGTCCATGCGCTCCACGTCAACCGTCTCGCCGACGTTGACCGGCTTACCGTGAACGATGCAGCCTTCCGTGATCTTGACCTTCATGCTTCCTCCAAAGTACGGGGGCGGCCCATTGACCGCCCCCGATTCCCACACCTTGGTTTATGCCACGAGAGCGTCGAGCATCACCGCGAACGACTCGGGGTGACGGACGGCCACGTCGACATCGATGAATGAGGTGATCCGAATGGCACCCGGGGCGGTATACGGGTCCACGATAACGTCCAGTCCCGTGCCCCACTGTCCGATGAGCAGGTCGTTCCAGTTGCCGAAGAAGATAGCCGACGCAATCGCGGTCGCGGTCCCCTTCGTCAGCGTGGAGCTGACCTGGTTGGTGATGAACACCGGGTAGCCGTTGAACGGGAACGCGCCCTCGCCCCACAGATACATCGGGTAGGCGGTGCCGATCTTCGGTGCACCCTTGGTATAGCCACGCACGGCTGCGTTGGTGATGTACGCAAGCGCGCCCATCTCGGCGTTCGCCACCGCGACCTTGGACTCCAGGGAGATGAAGTTGGCCCACGTCGGGAGCGCGCCGTTGGTGCCGCCGGTCACCGACCCGACGCTCGTGGTCGAGGCGATGCCGTAGGGCTGCGAGTTGGCGCCCGTGCCGTGAAGGCACGCAAGATCCACCGCAAGAGCGAGGACGGTGGCGATGTCGTCACGGACGAGGTTCTCGATGTCCACCGAACTCTGCAAAAGCATGCGACGGCTAATCTGCGTCTGCGCGTGCAAATCGTGGGGTGTGAGAGAAACCAAACCGAACGTTTGCCCACTCGCAGTAATTGTGGGGTCCTCCCCGCCCCAAAATGCCGTTGCACCAGCAACCTGCTTGGGAATGTTCACGTCCCCAGTCAGATCGCTAAGAATGCGAGCACCGGCCGCCTTCACGATCATCTTGTCGCGGAGCAGGCCGATGAACGAGGCCGACAGAAGCTCGGTCCTCACGAGGTCGCCACCAGAGGTGGCGGTCGCCTTGATAATCTGGGAAATGTGGGGGTTGGTGTCGGCGCGGACGTGCATGACCTCGTCCGGCATGATGAAGCCGAGGCCCTTGGGGCCACGGCCGAGCGCCTTGGCAGCCGCCTCGGTCGCCTCGTGCTCGAACTCGGCACCGCGCCACGAACCCTCGGCGATGGCCTTGATGGCCTTGACGACCGAGAAGCTCCGGGCTTCGGGTTCGGTCAGGCCGATGGTCGCCGGGGTGTTACCGTTGCCGGTAGAGTCGAATTTCAGCATCCGCTCCATGTCGGCCGCGAGGTCCTTGACCTTGGCAGACACGTTGTCGAGCGTGGTCCGCTCTTCCGGGGTGAATGAGCGCTTCTCAGCGCCCGCCTTGTCGATGATCGCCTGACCGTCGGCCTTGGCGACTTTGAGCTGGTCGGACAGCTCAAGCACAGGGTTACTCATGGTAGTAGCTCCTTACAGGAGTTGCAGTTGGAGAGTGGCTCGCTCAACTTCTAGTGCATCAGCGTTCGGCTCTTGGGGTTCGCTGCAGGACTGTTCCGGTTCTGCTGGTGTTTCAGGAACAGCCACGGGCTTGTGAGCCTCGAGCACCTCTTCGGCACTCCGAGCGTGCACGCTCGTGCCTTGGTACGCGGGGAACACGACGGGAGAGACGTCGAACAAGTCGACGTTGAGGAGTTCGCGGAGCGGGAGCTTCCCGGACCCGACTTCGGAGTCGTCCCAGTTCTCGTCCTCGTGCATGCGGACATCGAAGGCGAACGACATGCCGGTCACATCACCGCGCTTAATCGCCTCGCGGAGTTCGTCGGCCGACTGGGTTGCCGGCGGGTCGATCTCGAAGCGGAGACCGCGCTCGTCCTCGGCCAGCCGGAGGGTCGGCGGGGTCGCGGTGGTCCGCCCAAGCGGCAGCGGGGCACCTTTGCCATGCTGGTACCACGCGACCACGTCCTGACCCTCGGCCAGGGCCCGCTTGAACGCGCCGGGGCGAATGACCTCGCGGAAGAGACCCGCAATTACAGTCTCCTGATTGAATGTCGCGGCGTGGCCGGCAATGCTGCGGGTTTCACCGTCCACACGCAGCCCTGCCACCCGGAGTTCGCGGCGCTCCAGGCCCTTGTTCGGAATCCTATCCATGTCAGCCTCCGATGCACTTTTCGGCCGCGGTCGCGGCCAATGCAGAGACGTCCCAGACATCAGGGAGTTCCCCATTCGGTTTCGGGAGCAGCGTCACCCACGTGACGACCGCCTTGCTCTCGCCCATCGCCTCACCGACGAGAGCAAGTTGGCGGCGAGCGTTGCGCTGGAAGTCCTCAGCCCACGCCTGCCGCGCTTCGTCGCCCCGCTTGTCCGCGGCGACCCAGTCCCGCTTCGCCTTGCCGATCGAGCGCTCAAAAGCGTCCTGAATCAGCGGTTTGAACGATGCCCGGTCGATGGCTGGTAGATCCTCACTACGTCCGGCAGGGAACGGAGCCGGAGCGGCGGGTGCTGGCGTACCGATCGGGACCATGTTCGCGGGCCTAATTCGCTCGCTTCCGGCCTCCCCGCCGATGGTCGGGAGGTTCTCTTTGCGGAGAACGTCGTCCACCGAGAACGCCCCCATCTCGCGCATCATCTTGTAGAAGATCGCGCGGGCCGCCGAATCGGCGCGCAGGATGCCCTCGACGACGTGCTCGACGTAGAAACCGGCCGCCTGGTCCGTCGAACTGAACAATTGCATGTTCATTGCCTGCTCGCGACGGCGCAATTCAGGCACGAGGGAGATCGTCAGGAACGCAATAAACTGCTGTTCGATCCCGGTCCCGAAATTCGATGCGTGCGCCGCGGCCGCGACCATCCACGTCGGCACGAGGAACATGCGGCAGACCTCCTCAACCTGGAATGTCCGGGTTTCGAGGTACTGCAGGTCGACATGGTTGATCGAGATCGGCTCGGCCTTCATCCCATCGAAGAGCACGACCACGTTATCGAGGCTGTCGCGGCCCTCGTGCCATTCGCTCTTGATCTTCTTCGCCGCCTCGTGGTTGCCCTTCCCGGGATGGGTGAGCGCGACCGGTGGCATCCCGCCGGCACCGAAGAACGACGAACCATGCCGCTCGGTTGCCAGCGCCAGGCCGAGCCCCTCGCGGAAGTAGGTAATCCTCGACTTGCCCATCACCCCGTCGAAGCCCATACCGGGGATATGGAGCATTTGCTTAGCCAGGAGACGCGCGGTGCCCCGAGTGTTGTTGTCAATGATGTAGACGATCTCGCCGAACGATGGTGAATGGATGTCCATGACTCGCTGCGGCATGACGCGACTCGCCTGAATCGGCCAGAGACCCTTGACGCGACCGGCGCCGTCGTACTCGATTTGCGTGTAGGAATTTCCCGTCAGCAGTTCATTCGTCCACTCGGCCTCACGCCAGAGGAACGAAGACTGTTGCGGGTTCGGCGCGTCGTGCAGCAGCGAGTAGAGTCGATGCTCCTTCGCCAGCCGAGGACCCTTGTCGGTCGCCTGGTAGACCATGAGCGGAAGCGACGCGCCCAGACCCGAGAGAATCCGAACGCAGGCGTGGACGGTCGAGATGGTCATCGCCGTGTCGGCATTGACCGGGACTCCTGAGGTGGACGGTAGACCGTGGAAGGAACGAATCAGGTCCGGCGTGGGGTCGGCGAGCGTGCCGCCGTCAAACGTGCCCCCGCGCTGATTCCTGGGTAGGTTTCTGGCAACCTCTGCGAGCCCGAGTTCGATTAAGGGTTCGCGTTCGATGCGTAGCTTCATCGCAACCCCCCGCCCATATTCAGCGCCCGCACGAGATTAAGCGTCACTGGATCGTATACATTGACCATCTTATGACCCATCCATACGCCCGACGCGCAGACCAACAGACCGGAAAAGATGCCGAGTTCCGCTAGCGCCACACCGGCCGCCACACAGACGAGCACCTCCGCCACGAGTTGCATCCGGACGTTCTTGAGCGGCGCGAGGCCGGCGAGCAAAACCGCCGCCACCAGGGCCGTCGGAACGGCCAGACTCCCCCGTTGGAGTAGCAGCGTCGCGCCGGCCACGGCCGCAACGAGCGTCAGCGGTACCACCAGGGCGAGATCAACGATGGATCGCGACCAGACACCGGACTGGTAGGCGGCCACATAGGGGCCGTTTTTCTGGGCGACCATGTTTCGAATGAGTGCCACCAGGCGCCTGCGACCCCCAACGACCAGCATCGAAAGCGCAATCCACAACAGCACGGGGCCGAGGACAACGGCGAGCAGCATGTCCGGCCGCAGTCCGTGGGTAGCCACGGCGAGCACAAGGCCCACCGGCAGCACGAAAACCAGGGCAGTTTCCTTGACGGTGATTGCCAAGGCCCCGAGAAGAAGAACGGCGCTCGCCGTCAAGGTAGTGGGTGCCTGCGCATACCAAATGGCTGCGGCCAGGTAGGTGATGGCGGCGAGCGCCGCAGGGGTATCAGAGAGTGCGCGGCGGCCGACAATGAGCTGTAGCGCTGAGCATGCAACGAGTGCGGCGCACCACGCGGCGGCGGTAGCGCCCACGAGTTGGCGCGCGAGCACCCAGGACATGACAACGACGCCGAGACCGCAGAACGACGAGAAGATCGCCAGGGCGCGTTCGTCAGACTCTCGATAGGCACGGCACCAGCCAGCGGCGAGGAAGAGGTAACCCCACCGCAACGGCGACGGGAAGTCATGGACCCGGGGGGTGGCGAGGTAAACGTCGACGAACGCCCGGAAACCTTTGCGCCCGGGAGTGTTCAGCCAACGCACCTGCTCGGCGTAGACCGCCTCGTCGGCCGGGGAGTACTTCTTGACGGAGCGGAAGGCGAACCACCGGAGGCCCGCGGCGAGCACGAGGATCGCGGCGAGGGTGGTCATGGGGTGACCTCGCTGTAATCCTTGCCGTAGCTGCCGCCCCCATCGCGCCGGACAATCAGCGGCTTGTCGTAGTCGTCCGAGTACGAGTTCCCGGCCTCCGGCGTCGCCAACATGAGACGCGCGAGCGCCATCAGGATGCCGACCGCGCCGTCGATCCGCGCCCGCTGATTGGCCTTGACGATCCGCACGAGGCCGCCGGCGGCGTCCTTGACGCGCAGATTGCCAATGCACCAGCGGAGTAACGGGTTGCCGTCATGCCGCAGGCGCCCGGAACGCACGAGGTCGAGCAGACGGTTGAAGGGCGCCGTCATGTGGAGCGGACCTTGTGGGCACTCGGTCAGGGGGAGTCCGGCGTCGGCGAGCCGGATGCAGACGTCGGCCGCCTTCGCCTTGTCGAACCCGATGTCGCGGAACACGACCTTCGCCGCCAGGCCGCCGAGGGTGTCCTCGATGAAGCGGTAGTCGATGATGTTCCCCGCCGTGGCCGTTAGCCAGTGCTGGGACGCCCACTCCGCGTAGGGTGCACCGTCGGTCCGAGCGCGCTTGTCGATACCCTCATCCGGGCACCATGCGTCGCACTTGACGACGATGCCCTCGCTGCCGTCCGCGCGGATCTCAGGGTAGACGCGCCCGAGTGCCGCAAGATCGGTCGTAGTGGCGAGGTCAAGGCCGCCATAGCAGTCCCTACCGGCGAGGTCGTCGTCACGTAGCGACGGGTCTTCGCATGCATCCCACAGGTCAAGCGGGATCGGCGCGGCGTCGACGTGGGCGCGACGATTGCAGTGGTAGCGGAGGAAGGTTGGGAGGAACGCCGGCTCATTCTTCGCCTTGACGGCCTGCTCGCGGAGGAACGCGAGCTTGACGCTCACGCCGAGGTTCGGATTGGCCTTCGCCCAGCACGCCTCATTGAACGGATCGTCGTCAGCGTCGAGGCAGGCCAGGAACACAAACTCCCGGTCGTCCACAAACTTCTCACGGAATCCCTCGACAACATTCGCGGCGTACTCGTGGAGTTGTTCGTAAGGCGAACCCGGGGACTCATCGCCGGCCGTGGTGAAGCGGCAGAGCATCGGCTGGCGCCGGGCGCCCATACCGGTTTCAATCTTCTCGTGAATCTCCAGGGTCGGGTGCTCGTGTACCTCGTCGAGTAGGCCGCCGTGGACGTTCAGCGCGTCAAGGGTGGAGGCGTCCGAACCGAGCGCCTGGAACGAGCTTTCGGTTTCCTCGCAGACGAGGGTGTTGCTAGCGCGGAAGCGGTGAATCCGACGAGCGAGATCCGGCGACGCCGCAACCATTTGGCAGGCGTCTCGCCAAATGTACCGCGTAACCTGCTCTCGCTTGGTCGCTATTGCGAAAATCTCCGCGCCCGGCTCATTGTCAAAGTCCATGAGGTAGAGACCGATGCCGGCGGCGATGAACGACTTGCCGTTCTTCCGGGCGACTTCCATCCACAACCGACGGAAGCGGCGGTATCCGTCCGCACCAATCCAGCCGAAGAGAACGCCGAGCATCCATTGCTGCCAGTCTTCAAGGTGAACAATCTGACCGGCCCACTCGCCTTTCCAGTGATGCAGGTTATCCTGGAAGAAGGTGATAACCCGATCCACCTTCTCTTTTTCGAACTTGAGGCCCCGCTCGGCGCCGTGCTGCAGGTCGTACTGCTGGCGCTCAACGGCGAGATGGACGTAGTGAGAGACGACTTCCTTGCCAGCCAAGACGCGCCTCTCCCACCGGCCCGCGGGATGCGAGGCCGAGAAACCCTTGAGAGCGGTCACTATTTCTTTTTCCTTGCCTGTTCGTAGGCGGACTCAGCCGGGGGCGCAGACACTTGGACGCGCGAGCGGTCGGCCGGCGACATACCGAAGGCGGCCAGGGCGTTCCAGAGCTTCTTCTCAAGGTTGGAGGAGAGCCCACCCCACGGCGATTGATAGAGGCCTCCCTCTTTCGAGGTGAGGATTTGCTTCTCGGCCTGCAGGTGTTCATCAGCCTCTCGGTATCGTGCGAGGAGGCTGGCCGCCAACTCAAGGGCGATGCCATCCGCGGCCGTGAGTACACCCATGCCGAGGAGCTCTTGCGCGAGGTCCGACCAGGCGCGCCGGCGGGTTTCGTCGAACCTCTCCGGGCACGTCGGGAGTTGTCTTGGAAGGCGGGGCTCATTCTCCGGGAGTTTCCGCTTGCCGGGGTTGTTTCTGACGAGTTTTAGCGTCGTCGGCGTCGGTTTCGGTCCTGGCCTCATCGCTAACCCCTACCCATGCCCAACTTACGGGCGCTCAAACGAACCTCACACGCTGCTGCTGAACGCCTGTCGCCCAAGGTTTTGGCCCCCCCTAGGGGTATCTGTGTCATTCCGTTGGACTTACAACGCATGGTGGCACCGATCACATACTGCCATGAGATTGTCCTCTTCAAAGCAACGTTCCGGGTCTGTGCCCTGTCCGTCTATGTGATGGACAGCAACAGAGAACGCATCATGGCAGTGCTGGCAGATAACATGGTCACGCAAGAAGCGCACGCGCATCTTCTTCCATCGTTGTGTGTTGCGTGGGTCGTGTTCAACGCGACTCTCGCGATTGTACACAGAGAAATACTCGTGTGTCTGTTGTTGTGCATGCTCAGGACAGCGCCCGCGCACCACTCGATTCCTACAAGATGGGGCGCTGCATGCTTTTAGCGGCGCGAATGGCGTTGTCTACTCCAATAAAAAGACCTCGATTGCTCGAGGTCTTTCGAGAGCTGTCGCTCTCTTGAACACAATGTACAGCACACATTTCTGTTTGTCAAGTGCCAGATCATTCCATGCCTGGCCGAGCCAAATCTCGCCCCACCAAATCGTTCCATTCCTTGCCTGCCTTGCCATACCAGGCCTTGCCCAGCCGCGCCCGACCGTGTCTGACCAGGCCTCGCCTCGCCTGCCATGCCACTCCCTGCCCAACCGCGCCATGCCAGACCCATCCATGCCTACCGCGCCACACCTGCCGCACCGAACCTAGCCATACCAAACCGCACCGGACCCAGCCCCGCCCTGTCGTGTCGTACCCCACCCTGCCGCGCCTGCCTTGCCACACCACGCCAGACCCGGCCTTGCCCGGCCAGTCCAGACCTCGCCATGTCATGCCTTGTCACTTCACCCTACGCTCTCGCCTGTTGCCCGACTTCTCTTTCGAACTCGCCAACCGAACGCGCAAGACGCTTTCTCGCCTTGTCCAAGACGCGCTCTACGCCAAGTGCCTTTGCAACGTCTTGGGCACGACGCAACGCCGCGTCGGCGCGCGAGAACTCTTGCCGGATGATCTGCTGCGCTAGGTCAGCGTCACCTTGTGCGTTTGGAATCCCGACGTAACCCTGATCCTCGCTCGGTACCCTGGGATCACGAACGTAGTGAACGGTGGAAAACTCAACGCGATCAACAGTTATCACGAGTTTGACGCTCCGAATCAGACCGCGCGCCTGCTCGATTCGCCATGTGTGTGCCGCAACCGAATCATCCCACTCGAAACAGGCGTGCAGGGGATGGCGCGGACTCTTTGCGGCCTCGACCACGGATTGCGGCGTCAACGTCCCGCCGTCCTCTTCCAACTTCGCCAGCGCATCGCGCACTACCTCGTTGGTAATCATGCAACCGCCTTGAACCCGCGCCGACCAGTCTCTCCCTTGAACCACTCGAAGAGATCCTCGGTTTCCTTGTCGAACGGCATCGGATCTGCGAACGCTGCATCCTGCGCCTTGATCCCACCGGTCTTGATAATCCGCCTGAAGTCCGCATTGTCTTCGTCCACGAGCGTAAACTGCCCGTTGTTTCCCGCGCCCTTCTCGACGCGCCAGTCGCCAACCCCGCGCATCATGCCGGCGGCCGCGAGAAGGTTTGCAACCGTCTGCTCCCGCAAAATCGGCTTGACGAACGAAATCTCGACGCGGCACGCCCACTCCGGCAACGCGGCGCGCGAGCGGATGTCCGGTGTGCGGTTCATATCCTTGTTGCGGACCACTGCCATTGACAGTTGTGGGATGCCGTACATATTGACGTAGGTGCCTTCGGCCCACGTGAGGCGACCAATCTGCGCCTTTTTCGCGTCGCCGGGCATATCGAGCGCGCAGCTTTCGAGCGCCCGCTTGAACGCAGCCGCGAGCATGAGAACGCGCGTCGGTTGATCGTCGTTCGTGGTGACGTAGGCGCTGTCCCTGAACTCCTTGATCGGTTCGTGCTTGAGCGAGGACGCCTTCTCGGCGGCGTTCTTCTTCCCCTTCGGGAAGAGCAATTCGAAACGCGCCTTCTCACTCATCCGGTTACAAAAGAACGGCGTGCGCCCGAGGAGACAAAACTTGATGCTCCCCTGCGCGATCTCGACAACGCTGATTTCGGACTTCTCTTGCTTCTTTCCTACCGCCATGTCGTTCCTCCCTTTCGTACACCGCACGTTTACTGCGATTGTGTCCCTTCAACCCACGCCCGAAACGCCGCATCCTCCGCACACGCCTCCGATAACTCGAACACCAGCAAGGAGAACTGTTCCCTGTAGCATTCGCTGTGTTCCAACCGTCTCGCTTCCTTGATCGGACCCTTGGCGTCGAACTGCCAGCCGTTGCGCGTCTTGCACGCGAACTCGAACATCACGTCGAGCACTTCCGCGCGCTCGCAGGTCAACTCGGGCTCGGAGCCACGCGCGACTGCGGGCGCAATCACGTTGCGAATCACGTCGCCCGCTTCTTGGAGCCACAAAACGCGCTCAACTACAGGCGAACGCTGCAACTTCTGTGCGACCGTTGCGGCGGCGCCAAGGGCGGCGCTGCTCGCGTGCCCCACACCGACCTGCCCAAGCTGGCTGCCCGCTGTTGCCATGCTGCGGGCGTACTTGCGCAGGGCGCGATAGACAAGGGCGCCGCTCACCAGTTCTACAACCGTCTCTTGTTCAATCACTTGTGCCCCCATTGTGACATTTCCGCGAGAGTAGCAACCGCAATTACCAGCAGAACGCCAATCAGTAGCCATGCGGCGGCACTCATCGGCGTCGCCTTGACAGCCCAATTAGAAAGCCGCCGAGCCACAAGCCGAGCCCGCAGAGTAGTGCCCCGAACGTGGTCAACGGCGTACCCTCATCAGTACCGGCGTCACATCCTGCAGGCGCCGCATCTCGATTGCCACCACGTCGCCAACGCGAATTGCATCATCAACCACTGCCAGCGCGCAGCGAGGGCAGAGCGCGTCCTCACCGATCTCCACTACGCGCAGCGCGGCGCGTTGACAGCGATCACAGACCAGAATCCGGCGCTCAGACATCGTCGTCTTCCCCTTTCGTCCAGTCGTGCGGCTTCTTCAGCTGCGGATCCCACGCCCTCGGCCGGATCGCCAGGAGCACGAGCACGGCGAGCACAAGGCCGGCGAGGATATCGAGAGCGGTCACGATTCCTCCTTCGCGTCGTGGGCGCGGGCGATGTCGAGCATGTGACGAATCAACGCATCGGAAATTGTCACCGTCCCGAGCGGCGATCCCTGCGCCTGCCGAAGACACTCTTCGAAAAATCGCACCAGCTGGTTGCCCTTCTGCTCTCTCATCACCCCTCCTTCGCGTTGGGGGCGCGGGCGACATCGACGGCATCGACGACGCAGCGCGGTACATCTGGATTTGGGATAAAGCCATTATCACTCGCGCCGCAGAGTTCTGTCCACAGCCACACCAGCGCCTTCCTCGCCTCGTCACGCTCGCAATAGGCGGCAAGGAGATCAGAGGCGAGGTCGTACACCTCACTGTCCGCCCCGGTCCAATTCACACCGGCCTCTACCAGATCAACCACACGCTGACGTGCGACCCTCTGTTCGCTCATCTCTCCTCCTTCGCGTCGAGGGCGCGGGCGATCTCGACCTCGCGGAGAGCATGTCGCTTGACCCCTGACAATTCAACTTCGAGCCGACCATCAGCGATGACGAGGAGGGCTTGCCGCGCATCGTCGAGATTGTTAAGTGCGTCGTCTCGCTGTTCCTCGGCAACTGTCAAGGATTCTTTGACGGCTGCGTTCTCGGCGCGGGCGGCGGCGAGTTGTGTTTTCAGTTCTTCTATCTTGGCGACCGTGCCATCGTAGATTCTCCTTGGAATTGGAACCGTATCAGTCATTTACCCCCCTTTGCATCGAGGGCGCGGAGGGCCAATAGCAGTTCAAGCTCCGCGATCCATTCGTTTGCGTCGCCATGCTCGGCGGCGATTGCCAGGGCCTGACGCAATGCCTCCGTTGAGAGTTTTGTTTGCCCTATTCTGTTGGCAACGTAAAGACAAACCCTTTTTACAGCCCCCACCAGCTCCGCCAGCCTCTCGATCTCCCGCTCTGCCTTCTCGGCGCGATCACGAAGCCCATTCCCTTCCTGACATCCTGGGCACGCTTCGAGCACCTCGCGCAGCCTCTCGACCTCCCGCGCCAGCTCGTCACGCTCGTGGCGACCCTCGTTCCACTTCTCGACAGCCTGTTTGCGCAGCTCGAACTCGGTGTCACGAGCGAAGATTGCCTCGTCTCTCTCCCGCCGGGCGAGGAGTTTCTGCTCTAGGAACTGGGCCTCTGCGATGAGGAGCGTTTGTAACCTCTTGCCGCGGTCCTCTGGTGTGGGTCTGGCTTCCAGGATCGCGTTGTTGAGGTCGTCATGAAACTCTGTTGCGTGTGCTGCGAGCTGTGGGTCGCCCGAGCTTCTCAGGGCGTCGATGTAGCGTAAGGCGTTCTTGCCAAAGGAGTCATAAGCCGTGCTCACTTGCTTCAACGCACTTCGATAATTCTCGAGTTCGGGGCCTGCTGGTGGTGGGGCGGCCAAGCGGAATGCGAGTTCTAAGGCCTGCGGCACAGCCGCCGCGGACGTGCGGAACTCTTCGGCGAGGAGATCGGCGGCGAGCATGATCTTCTCGTCGCTTGAGTCCCGCAACGGCGGCAGGCTCGCCAGGTGTTCGACGCGATCAAGCTCCACCCTTGGTTTGCTCATCCTCGCCTCGCTTTTCTTGTCATCAACGCCCACAGCGCGCCACACCCGAGCATCAGCGCAACGGCTACCTCGCCCCAGCCGGTTGCGATCCACGCGGAGAAGGGAGTCATGCGGCACCTCCTTGGGTGCGGGTGTCGGCGAGAATCGCGACCACGTCTTCAACGTCCATTGGCCGCCATACGTATGTCTCAGCGCGGGAGGCGTGAAGTTCAGTAAGCCAGTCGAGTTGCTCCGGCTTCACCTTGCCCTTGTCGCTCTTGAGCTCGACGAATATGAGCCGCGGAGGCCGCACGAGCACGAGGTCAGGAAAGCCCTTCGCGCTGCCAAAGCTGATGTGTGTATGATAGATTCTCCATGAGAAAATCTTGGCGTAGTGGACCACGACGTTCTGCCACTGCGCCTCGGTCAGCGGTTTGGTTGGGTCGGGGCGGGGCCTCACGCTGTCCTCGCCTTCCTCACCCGTCGATCCGCGCCCCCGAGCTTGATGACCGTCGATCCGTCGCCGGTCCCGAGCAGGCGCGACGCCATCCGGCCGTGAAGCTCGGCGAGCGCCGCGGTGTCGAGGTTTGTGGTCACGACCGTCCGCCGGCAGCCGTCGTAACGCGCCTGCACCAATGTCGCCACCCTGTCGAGGCCGAAGTCGGTCAGCCGCTCGGCCGCCAGGTCGTCCAGAACGAGCGTCGGCACGCGGACGAGGCGCTCCATCAGGTCGGCCGAGTGGTCGAAGTCCTTGAGCCGGTCGATCAGTGCCGGCACGGACATCCAGGTCATCCCGCCGGGTCCCTCTGCCAGTTGTGCGAGGACGGCCGCCGCGAGGTGCGACTTCCCGCACCCGGTCGGTCCCAGGAGTACCAGCGCCCAGCCCTCGGCGCGGATCCAGCCGAGCACCCGGTTCCAATTCACAGCGTCGATGTCGCGGGGCGAGGCGCCCGCGTACCGCCGCGGGATCCCGGCATCGGCGAGACGATCGGCGCGCTGCTCCGCGGCGAGGCGATCGGTGCAGACGGCACACAGGCCGTTGCCGACCTCATCGCGCTCCTGACAGCGGTAGCACAGTCGCGCCACGGCGGTGCGGCCAATCTCCAGTACGCGGCTTCCGAGCTCACCCACTTTGGTCGGTTTCACCAATCACCCCCTTCTCGTTGAGTTCACGGTCCATGTCGGCGAATTGCTTGCGGCGCTCATCGTCGAGGCCAGCACGTTGGGCGGCCTGGCGAACGTTGGCTGTGGCGCCGCGCTGGCCGCCGCCGTTGTTCTGCGCCCGACTCATCCAGCCGAACAGGAATTTGGGCATCCCGCCGGCTGTCTTCTTCCGGGCGCGGTCGGCGTTAACCCATCCGAGCGCCTTCTTTGCTTCACCGAGGATGTCAAGCGACGGGAAGGCATCGTGAAGTTCGGCCACCTTCGCCGGGAGGAGGTCCCAGGTGTTCGTCTTGCCGTCCACCGGAAAGATCAGGAGCGGTTTCGAGTCCCCTGGAGGAGTCGCCGGGGCCGCGATGTCGTTCGTCGCGGCCCCGGTAGTGTCTTTGTCTTCTCTGCTCTGCTCTGTCTTATATGTTCTGCTCTGTAGTATATGCTCTGGGGGGGTTACAGAAACGTTGCCGCAACGTTTCACGTCGTTGTTCTTCTGTTTCTCACGGAACGCACGCACCCGTTCTGTCGAGCTATCCCCCTTGAATTGCCGTGAGTTCCACTTGAGGATCACGATTGCGGCCGGCCCGCGTTCGATCATCGCCATACGCTCGAAGTGATCGAGCCCGGCCGTAACCTCCTCGACCGAGATGCCGGCAAGATCCGCGAGGTCGGATGATTCGTACGGTACCCCGTCGGCAAGTCGGACGATTCCGTCGTCGTCGGCCAGGCAGAGCACGGTGACCCACAGCCACCGCTGGTCGGGAGTCGCCTTGCGCAGCTTCGGGTCGTGGATCACCTCGCGGTACATCCTGAACCACTGCCGGGGTCCGTCGTTCACGCTCCGCCTCTTTGCGTTTCAACCCCACCGTACGCACCCCGCCCAACCGCCGCGCCCTTGATCGTCGTGGTGCTGACGCCGAACCTCTTCGCCAGCGCCCTGATTGTGGCGCCGGTGGCGAGCGCGGCCCGGATGCGCATGACCTGCGCGTCGTCGAGCGTGAGCTTGCGGCCACGGACTTCCTGCCTGCGAACTCCGATCACGTTCCACCTCTTCTTCTGGCCCGGCGCCGCCACGCCGAGCACCGTTCACGCATTCCCTGGCGGGGGTTGGATGTCATGCAGCGCTCTCTTTGGCTCGGCTGAGATCCGCAAACGTCTTCATCCCTATCGCCTCCGCGATGACCGGGATAGGCACGACGTAGCCAACGGTTTCGTTCAGTTGCTGATACCTGTGCTGTACGACCTCTTTAAAACCCCACACCCTCCCAGGAGTTCCACCGTGTCCAAAGGCCCAAGCTTGCAGCTTCGGGAGATTCATTGCGTAGAACGGGCATGTATCGAAGTCTGGCTCCGCCTCGCTTCGCGCACCGCTGAGAAAACCGTAGAGCAGGATGTCCGACCGCAACGTTACCAACCATCCGGGCGTTAGGCGGGTGCGGTTACTCCAAACCTCAAGAAACAGGTTTCCCGTCCACCGCCGCTCACCCTTAACCTCAACACAAACTAGGTTTCCGTTGGTCTGATGGTTGAACACGACGTCACCAGCGAGTTTCTGCAATTCCAGCGAGAGCCGGCCCTTGTCGGTTACGACAAATCTGCCATCCATCGAATGCTCGCCGATGAACGGCAATGCCATCTTCATGATCTCGAACTCGACCAGTCTGGCGTCGTCGAACGCGTTCATTCCTCGGTCTCCCACTGCTTCTCGAATACCGACCGCTCAATTTCGTTTCCCCAAACAGCCCATCCTTCGGACAGGCGTCGGCCAAAGAGTTCAAGGCGTGGGCCGGGGCTCACCCTCTCGATGAGTGCCCGCACCTGTTCCGGCTTCGAACTGTGCCGGCCACGCTCGACCTCGATCCAACTCATCGCCGAGTGGTCGAGGAAGGGGCAGTCTCCGCGGACGCCGAGTAACATGAACTCATGCGAAACCCGCCAGTAGTTGCCGATCCCCATTTGCGGCTTGACCCACACAAGGCAGGACTTGTACTCGAATCCCCATGCTTCCATTACCCGCTTCGCCTCGAAGATAAAAGCGTTCGTCGTCCAGAGGTGGAGGTGCGCGTCGGTAGCAACGAGGCCGGGTATCGGAAGGGCGCAGATGTCCTCTACGCTCATTGTGAGGTAGTGATTGTCGGTCGAGGCGCGGGTGGCCTGGTTGCCGTATTGCCACGGCGGGTCCGCGTAGAGGCAACGAAATGGACCGCGCGCCGCGAGGCTGGACAAATCCTCAACCGCGCACGTCTCCGCGCTAGTCTTGCCGAAGTCGTTCAGTCTCTCTTGGCGCCGCAAGGCTTTCGCAAATCCAAGTAGGCCGGAGGTCGTCAACTCGTTGCCGGCGTCCATCGTCTCGTGCATCTCGCGTTCGAAGTCCTCAACTGGTACCGACGCCACCAACTGCCAGCGGTTGGCCTCCCGGCGATTTGCCCCGGCGTCGGCGAGAGCGGCGGCGTAGGGAGACGAAATAGGGGCAGCGTTGCCCCCATTTCCCGGCCTTCCTGCGCGTCCCCGTTCCAGTTGTATAAGCAACTCCCCAGCTCGCCGCTCCGCACGGAGCTTCAATTCCGCGGCGTGGTTCTGGGCTTCCAGCCCAAGCTTTGCCGCCCTCGCGTAGGTAGCGGCGGCCTGGGCGATGTCGATGATCGGCTTGACATCGCCCAGGTCTTTCGCCTCTGCCAACAACCGCGTTGCCTGGTCGAGTTTGGCAAGAGCCGCCGGTTCGTTCACAGTCCCTCGACCTCGCTCTCGCCGACGAACCCCTCGCAGCCGCAGCCAGGGAGGGTGCAGGGGCCGTCGTCGGCCTCGTGGTAGACGTGGAAGTGCTCGCACGCCGCACAGGACGGGCCGGAGGGTTCCTCGGGCTCCTGGGCCACGCTAGGGGCCTCCGTAGGCCGTTCCGGCATTCCCCGACCCATCCGCTTGCGCCCTTTGTCGGCCCTGGGCTTGCGGGGCGCCTTCGCCTTGACCTTCGCCGGCTTCTCGCCGGCGATCGCGGCGAGCGCCTTGTCGAGCGTCGCTTCGACCCGGAGCTGGTGCTCGTGCTGCACCTGTTCGATTCGCGCCGCGAGCTGATCGGCGTACTGTTCCTCGATTGCGGCGAAGAGCGTGTCGCGCAGAGTGTCAGACATTGGTTCCTCCAAGCGGAAGCGACGGCTGGAACTGCCCGCCCCTGATCTCGGCAGACAACGCGGCGATCGCTTCCTCAAGTTCCTTGATGCCCTCGTTGTGTTCGGCCACGTCCGCGGCTTTGTCCTCGCGCGCCGAGATCCACTGCGCGACGAGGTTGGCGAGGCGGTGTTCGGCGTCCTGGCGGTTGGCGTCAGGCATTGGACTTGCCGCCCTTCTTCGCTGCCGCCGCCTCTTCCTCTGGCGTCGGAGGCTGGAAGTCGGACTTCGGTTGCTCGCCGGCGAGCTTCTCGGTCAGCTTGTCGAGGCCGGTCGCGCCCGTCGGCTCCTTCGGATCATCGGTCGGCTTCTCGTCGCGGGCCTCCAGCACGTCCTTCCAGGTCGCCTCACCGTCGCGGATCGCGGCGTAGACGGCGCGGAGGTCAGCGAGCTCGGCCGGGGTCAGCGTCTCGCCCGCGTGGCCGAGGTAGCTCTTGAGTTGCGCCGTCTTCACGCCCACCGTCGCGAAGGCGTCGAACACCTCGCGCTTGGCGGCATCGGGGTCCTTCGCGTCGTGCTGGCGCAACGTCTCCATCACCGTCGTCTGGCACTCGTCCACGATGTCGCCCGGGATGAGCCGCAGCCCGAGGTTGCGGACGGCCTTGCTGATCTGCGCGTTCTGCGTGTTGAGGATCTCGTCTTCGGTCGCGGGCACGAGGTAGACCATCTCGCCGTAGCTGTTGAGGCGCGATCCGAGAATCTGCGTTCCTTCCTTGGGCGCCTTGCGCTCGACGGCCTTGCGGATTGTGATGTCTTGCCCGTAGGCGAGGTTCGTTTCGAGGTCGGTCGCCGAGACGTTGAGAATGCGCTTCTCCTCATCGTCCCAACTCGTGCTGACCTCGACGGCGACGTTCGTCATGGCCCGCACGGCCGCCTCGGCGAATCGGATGCTTGGACCCGAGACGCCCT